AGTGCATCTATATCAACTATAAATTCTTCTACGGGAAGTTACGCAACAACAGGTTCAAACGTATTTACGGGTGACCAAACGTTAGTAGATACAGCAGGTAACTTCTTTACAATATCAGATGCATCAGGCTCAATGTTGTTAGTTGCTAAAACATTTACATCTGCATCTGCACATATAAGTGCATCTGTTAGTAATCAAGTTAATTTAATTTTTAAGAATAATGATAATACTGCTGATACAATTATAAGTGGTAGTAATAATATATTCACAAACCCAGCAGCAATAACTACTGGATTTAAAAGATACATTGGTGGTAGTAATAACATTGCTTTAAATTCAGGCAGTGTACCACAAATAAGTGGTAGTATGGGATACTCTCCTACAATGGCTAATAACTTCTTTGGAGGAGCTGCAGGAATTACAATGAGAGGACCTGTTAGTAGTTCTGCATACGCTATTAATAATAACATAATAAATAATACAACCGCATTTGCAATAGGTAGTGCAGCAGCAACTGATGCTAGTAGAATGGTATCTGGATTTACTATGGCAAGTAATGTGGGTAGTGGATTTGTGAGATTACAGGCATATAAAACATTTTTATCAGCATCGGTTACTTATAGTACATCGACAGCTGCCGGTGTAGTTGATTTGAATCTTCATAGTTCATCTGTAAATTATGGTGGTAATATAAGTTTTGGTGGAACAACTATAAACAACTCATATTATCCTACAACTGTCAGTTCGAGTAATCAAACTGTTACTATAAATAGTAATATATTTTTAGGTTCATCTAATATAAACTTTTCAGGTAGTAATACTACTCTGACTGGAAGTGTTGTTAGAGCTTTAAGTAATACTTTAATTGCTGGATATAACTCCGCAAGTTTAGTTCTTAATGGAGATAATTCATCTATGTACGCAACTTCTATTTTAGGAGCTGGGTTAATTGTAACAGGTTCTAATAATTTTATAGCAACATCTAATAGAGCTAATAATGATTTCGGTAGTGTATTTGTTGGTAGATGGAATGCACAAGATGGTAATAGAGCAAAAACAGCAGAGACTGTATTTGCAGTAGGTACGGGAACATCAGGAAGTTTAAAGACTGGATTCTTAATTGATTCAGGCTCTAATACATTTGTTGAAGGTACATTAAACGTAAGTGGTAGTTTAACATTAACAGGTAGTGCATATGGTAACGTTGTATCAGCAAGTATAGTAAGTTCAACTGCAAGTATTGATTTAAGTACAGCAAATTATTTTACTTTAACAATTGCAAGTAATACAAATATAAATGTAACAAATGTACAACCAGGTGTGACTGCAACGTTAGTAATAAATACAGCAGGTGCTACAACCGCATCGTTTAGTTCAAATGTAAGACAACCATCAGGTTCGATATATGTTCCATCTAATTCAGGTAGTGTAGATATTCTTTCATTAACTGCTGTAACTACATCAAGTGTTTTTGTAGTTCCGGCATATACATTTGTATAATATGATATTTCAAAATTTTATAAAGGGTGGTACTGAAAGAGTATTTTTTGGAAGATATGAATACCCATTAGGAGCAGATATTATATTTGATTTTGGTAATCCAACTTGCACATCCGCATGGGGTTCTAATATTGTTTATAATGTAGGTAGTGCTAATGTAACAGGCTCACTTATTCCTTATAATAATCCAGGTCCATTTTATCCAACCCTAACAGCTGATTACGGAGGAACAGTTGTATTCCAAAGACAAGGAGGAGCTGGTACAAACTATGTACAATGGGATTGGAAATCTACGGAACAAGAAACAAATATTTTTATATATAGACCACAAAACCCAACTGGTAATAGTGGTGAGATGGGATTCCCTGGTGCAGGAGCAGTTAGTTCATCAGCAAATTCTCTTTACGTTAATTTAACTGCAACTAATAATTTATATGCAGGAGCATACGATAGTTCAAATACACAATTTGATGATTTATTTGCTGGAACAACTTTAGTAACAGGTTCAGTAGCAGCTAGAAACGATTGGAATACAATTACATATACATCAAATGGAGCAAGTGTTAGTAATCTTTACTTAAATCAAAGTACTCCAATTACAAACACAACAACTATAACAAGAGTAACTAGCGGAACTCAAACATTTAAATTTCCATTTAGAAGTGGATACACATCTGATAACTTCTCTTCAAGGATTATGGCATATTTACAATATCCATTTATTTTAACACCAAAACAAATTAGACAAGTATATAAAGTATTTGCTCAAAGTTTCTCTACATAAAATAACTATAATTTAAACAACCAATGTTATTAACAATATAAACAAATAAACATGACTGCAAAAAACGTACTAAATAAGATTTTAAGTCTTTTGTCATCAGAAGAAGTATTATTTACTGATGCAAGAACAGCCGATGGAACAATTTTACAATCTCCTACTTTTGATGTAGGTGAGCCTGTTGAAGTAGTATCTGAAGATGGTACTAAAACTCCAGCACCAGACGGTGAACACGAAATCGCATTAAGAGATTCAGAAGGAAACGAAGTAATCATCAAAGTAATTACTAAAGATGGTAAAATCGTTGAAAGAGAAAACGTTGAATTAGAAGATGTTCCTGTTGAAGATATTCCTCAATCAGGCGCATCAGATAAAGTAAACGAAGTTCCAACAGCAGAAGGTTCAGTAGAATCAGGCACATTAAAGATGGCTGAAGAAACTGATACTGCAGAAGGATTACCTGAAACTGAAGATAAGCCAGAAGATGAAATGCCAACTGAAATAGATATGGCTAAAGTAATGGCTAAAATGACATATAGAATTCAGGAGATGGAAAAGAAGATGGCTAAGATAAGAAGTAATGTTCCCTCCAGTAGCATCTCAAGTAATTCAAGAAGAAGAAGGAATCAAAATGGCAGCAGAGCCTGATGAGGATGAAGAAGAGTTACCTAAATTAGATGGTGCTCCAATCGAAGATGCTCCATTAAAGTTCTCTTCAAACAAAAAGAATAAAAGAACAGTAGGCAGAGATAACCAATCTACCTTCTTATCTAAATTATATAATTAATTAATCAATCAATTTCAAAAAGGAAAGAAAATGAAACTAAAACAAAATTTCGCACTTCCTACTGTAACAAGCACAACCTACGCAGGTGAGGCAGCTTCAGGCTATATCGCAGCAGCGTTGTTATCGGCTACAACATTGGACAACAAATATGTTTCCATTATGCCGAACGTTAAGTACAAAAGTGTAATTCAAAAATTATCAGTAAGTGGTATCGTACAAGATGCTTCTTGTGATTTCACAACATCTGGTTCAGTAGCAATCTCTGAACAAGTATTAACACCAAAAGAATTACAAGTTAACTTACTATTATGTAAGCAAGAATTTGTAGCATCTTGGGAGGCTTTACAATTAGGATTCTCTGCATTTGATGAGATTCCAAAATCATTCAATGATTTCTTGGTATCTTACGTTGGTGGTAAAGTAGCAGAAGCTACTGAAACTGCTATATGGCAAGGTACGGCAACTAATGGTTCATTCATTGGTTTCCAAACAGCATTATCTGCTTCAATCGCAGCAGGTGGAGCAACAGCAGTATTACCAGCAAGAGTTAGTGGTTCATCAACAGCTATCATCTCTGGTTCTATCAACTCTTCTAACGTATTATCAGTAATGAACTCTGTTGTGGATACTATCCCAGCTACAGTTTATGGTAAGCAAGATTTGTTGTTGTATGTACCAACTAACGTAGCTAAAGCATATCAGCAAGCATTAGCTGGAGGTTCAGCAGGTGCAAACGGATGGAACAACCAAATGAACGTTGGTGAGAAACCATTCAACTTCAATGGTATTGAAATCGTAATGTGTCCAGGTATGAGTGATAGCAAAATCGTTGCAGCTCAGAAATCTAACTTATTCTTCGGTACAGGTTTATTATCTGACTACAATGAAGTTAAGGTAATTGACATGGCTAATATCGATGGCTCACAAAACTATCGTATTGTAATGAGATATACTGCAGGAACACAATTTGGTGTTGGACAGGATATCGTATACTACGGAGCTTACTAAAAAAAATTAATATAAGGGGTGAGAAATACTCATCCCTTTATTTAACTAACAATTAAAACTTAAAGATATGGCTTGTAATTTATCAGCTGGAAGAAACGAAGTTTGTAAAGAATCGATTGGTGGACTTCAA